TAAAAGTTGAAGGAACCCTTGACGAACTCAAGGCGCTGTTTTTTGAATCTGCAAAGAAAGAAGTAGAGGCAACAGTTGGAAGAGCAAAGAAGGCTGCTTCAAAGGCTGGAACAAAGACAGTTAAGAAGGCTGTCAAGACTGTCAAGCGAGCACCATCCGCGTATAACAAATACATGAAGAAGGAACTCGCCAAACTCAAGAAGGCTCATCCGCGTATGACTCATCAGGCACGTTTTAAGAAAGCGGCCAAGGGTTGGAAGCGATCCAAGAAGGGTGGTAAGAAATGACCAAACTACTTTCGAAGCAATATGAAGCACTTTACGTGCAGTTTGATGATCCAAGCAACAGTTGGAATATAGGAGGTTTTGGCGGTGGCCAATACGAGGCCATTTCATTATCCTCGAACAACGTGCAAGTTGTAGCCAACAAAGGTTATTTTGATTTGGCTGGATTGTCAATGGAGCAGAAAACATTGTTTATCAATAATATATCGTTGCAATTGCAATATCCCCCAACTGGGACAAATGGAATGCCGGGTGACGCATTTGAAATGATTACCATGGTAAGTGACGTTCCAATCAGCAGCGTAGATATTCAAGCTGGAGCGGGTTGGCCCCTTGGTACCATGTCCTCAGACAATTGCTTTTTGAGGCGTGTTCAGACTTGGAGTATTACGTCGGACTCAGGTTCTTTTGGATCTTACTTTCAATTAGTAAATGAGACAGTTGACGGGATGGCAGAATCAACGACATCGGACAGAATATACTATGCATCATATGTTAGATTGCTTATCAAAAGAGTCGGACCTGTCGGCACTATTTCCACAATTGACAGCGTGACCATTCCGGGCGTTCGGTTTGTAATTCAAGCTGATGCAAAGGAAGAGCCCGACTTTGTATATCTTATGCGACAACGTAGAGCATACGAGTTGCAACAAGAACCGGACGAGGATTGAGATGATTGGCGACATTTTTGACTTGCCATTGCCTCGTAAGGTTAAGGCCTATGGTCCAATATACAGGGCTATACGTTTGGGCATGAAGGCAGGCGAGTTAGTCGGCACTAAAGCAGGTGAACGAACAGCGCTGCGAATTGCACAAAAAGGTGCAGCAACCGGTCCAGTATTTACTAAGGAAATGTTTGAGTACGAAATCTCTGCGATCCGAATGGGCGCACAAATCTAATTGAGGAATTAAAATGTCTGAAGAAACACCAATTGAAGAAACAAAAGCACCAAGCAAGACCGAACGATTCGCACAGTGGCTTATGACACGCGAAGAACGTCGGGCTGAGAAAGAATCCAACCTCGAAAGTCTCATTCGACTTAACGTGCTTGTGTCCTTTCTCACTCTCGGTTTGGTCGGTGGCTTCGAAACTGTTCAAGTTGCTATCTCACTGATCCCTTACTTGGGTTGAAGATGCTTAGTCATCATATCGGGTCCACGATAACACTTTGAGATAGGCGGTGCATTCTTGCACAACTGCCTAGAACTATCGCACACGCTGCAGTTCCATCGAACGAAAGTACCGTACAACTTGTCAACAGTGTGTACGACATCCCAATAGACTCCGCACTGGCAAGAGATGCCAACGGTGTGGCGTCCCCAGTCGTCTGAAGGTATAGGTGTAAGCAATTTGCCACAGTCGCACTTCATACAATAATCCTCCATCCAAGTTTCTCAGCTGCAGACGCACACAAAATGCAAATGTTTTGAATCGATTCGTGGTCAAGTTGTGCATGCTCTTCGCCATCAAAGACCATCGATTGGCATATCTCACATTGAAAGTCACCAGATATCATCTCTTCATTGTACCCGTGAGTCATTGTTCCACCGCCTTCTTTAGAGCTGCAAGTGCTCGACGATCACGAATGATACGTGCACAGCCATCTTTGCCCATGGTAGACACTGCTGCGTCTACAATCTGTGACATCTTGTAGCCGTCCTTCTTCATCTCTTGCAGGATTCTATCCGTCTCGTCGCTCACCGTTATGCTATATTGGTTCCCCATGACACTCCCAAGTAGTTCACAATAATAATGTTATTGTTATTTGTCCCCAAAAAAAGGGGTAGGCAGAATAATATCATATGGCTTTTTAGCAAGGGATGGTGTGGTGGGTAAGACTATCTCATGGTGTGCTTCTAGCGGCTTCGCCGCCAAGATAGGCTGCAGATTGCAGGGGCGAACATGTTCGTAAGTTAAGTACTGTCGATTAAGTCGTTAAGATGTCCGGGGGAACCGGTTTGGTACGTCATGCACAAAAACAACCCCCGGGCACCCCCAATAAGAGATGATTATAATGGCAGCAAGAAAAACCGCAATGTTTACCCTAACCGAACGACTTACAATTAGCGCAGGAGGAACAGACACTTTTGCAACCATCGACCTTGGCAGTTACGTCGATGTTGGTGATCGACAAGCAATTCAAGTTCACAGCGTTGATTTCATTTTCCAAGGTACAACGGCTTCCCTTCACCCCGATAGCTCAGTGGCTGCCGATCATTCCGTTTTGGTGCAAGTTACCGATTTGAACCGTGGTGGTCTTGTCTTTGCAAATGACCGAGCCTTGATTTCAAGTGCATCGTTCTACAAATCTACAGATGGAAACTTAAACATCGAAGCAGATCAATACCCAGATAATTTTGGTAAGGGTGCTGATGACGGTCGATTCGTTGTTAATGATCAATTGTACATCTCTGGACTGTGCACTCAACTTAACAGCGGGACATCAGTCAACGTCACTATCCGTGTGAACGCTTCCATTGTAACCCTAGGGGCAAAAGACTTCATGGCCATCGCAATCCAATCAACAGCCGCAGACAACTGAGGTGTTTACCTTGGTAAAAGTTGAAGGAACCCTTGACGAACTCAAGGCGCTGTTTTTTGAATCTGCAAAGAAAGAAGTAGAGGCAACAGTTGGAA